GGAAGTCTTCGCAATCTCGCCTTCAATCTCGATGTCGGGGCGGATCGACAACGCCTTGCGCGCTTCCTCCGCCGTCTTCTTGAGGTCCGCCATCGGGCGTTCTGCGTCTCTCACGGCTTGGTTCATGCCGTTGACGAGGCCGACCTTGAATTCGTCCGCGATGGTTTTAACCGATGCCGTGATCCCGCGAATGCCGCTGGATACCTGCTCCGCGCCTTTCAGGACCAGTTCTATTCCCAGCTTCATGTCGCTCATATCACCCTCGATTAATTTCCTCTTTGCCGGCCTGCTCCATCACTTGGAACTGATAGAAGGTCGCCTGCCGCTCGGTGTAACCAATCCCGATCATGTGCATCATGTCGAACACTGAGGCGTAATTGATGCCACTAACCCTGCCGTCTGGTCGATGGACCCATTGCGTTTGCATGATGTTGAACAGACTGGCTGCATCGGCGTTTTCTTCCCATACATCCATGCCTGGCGTTTCTTCCGGTTCGTAGTCCAGACCGAATGCCGCCATTGCATCCTTGGTGTCATCACGGCCTCCGTCACCGCTCACAATGGCGACGGCGACCGCCTCTAGTTTTTTGTTGCGGCTTCCTCTCCGGCTGTTTTGTAGGCGTCGAGGATGCGTTGGAAAGTGCCGTCTCGCTCATCCAGCAGGGCAACCAACTGGTCACGGCTGAACTCTGCATCGGCGTCCTTCCATCCGTTGACGAACTCCATCAAGAAATTGGCCTGGGCTTGAATCGCTGCCTGCGTCTTTTCCTTGGTGGTGCCTTCGCCGATGGCGTCAATCTCTGCCGTCAGCGCGTCGTATGCTGCCGCGCGTTCGGTTTGCGGACGTCGCTTGCAGATCAGGGTGAGCGTGCCGTCTTCACCGCCGAAATCCACCTGGACGGTGAACTCCGGGATCGCTTTGATTTTGAACATGGGTGCGTCCTTGGTCGGTTACAGGGCGACGATCTTGAGTTCGTCGTTGCCGTTCACAGGCATGAAAGTGACGTCATAGCCGATCAGGCGACGACCGTTCTTTTCCTGCTTGCTCGGGTTGAACAACTGCGCTGCCGGTGCGTAGATCAGCATCTTTCTGCCGGTTGCCGTGCCGTGGACCAGACCGAGGCTTTGCGATGTTCCGGCCTTGACCGACGCCATGAACGAAACCTCTTGCGCTGCGGTAAGAAAAAACACGACCTTTCCTTTTGCCGCCCTGTCGCTGATGTCGATGGAATCGCCTGACTCCGTTGCCGTTCCCAGCAGACTGTTGAAGTCAACTTTGTTGCCCCAATCCAGTTCCAGACCCGTGGAGGTGTACTCCGTGCCGCCTGTCAGTGCGCCGGTTGCGTAGGTGCAGCCGAGAGTGACGGCTCCGGTGTTTGCTTCCGTGACGGGGTTCGGTCGCTGCCAAGTGGTGAGTGTCACGGTGCCCGGAACGGCTGCACTGATTCCGCCGTCAACCCCCATGAAGCTGAACTTCATCTTCGGGATTTCGCCGATGCGCGCAGTGATCGAGAACGTGCCTTGTGCGCCCAGGAGCTTATGCAGCACGCCGTCATCGTAGTAATAGATCGTCAAATACTTGCGCTGGGTGTAGTCCGCGAGCGGGTCGTATTCCACGCGCTGGCCTGCCGTACCCAATCCGGCCTTCCACATCGCGCCTTGCAGCAATGCGTCCCAGGCGGGGATGGTCGGGGTGGTCATGCTGCCGCTTGACTGGAATTCCACCTCAAACTCGACGCTGACGTATGCGCTGCCCGGAAGTTGCTCGCTCGCGCCGTAGAACGGACGCATCAGCGCGCGGTCGATGTTGGTCGCGTTTAGCGGGTTGATGGTCATGTTCTGGACCAGCACGGCATTTGTCGTTCCGACCGGGACTGAGTCGGTGCCGCGCGTGGTTTCGACTTTGGCGAGGATCGCGGTATTGCGAATAAAGCGAGACATGGATTACTCCTTGGGTTCGGTGGTTGCTTCGGTGCCGGCGTCCTGCGCGGCTTCCTGTTGCGTGTCGGTTTCGACCCACTGGTGAGTTTCCGGGTCGTAAAACTTGCCGGGTTCCGGCTGCGTTTTGCTCATGGCCTGCTGTCCTTGTAATAGGTTGATGAAAATGTATCCCGCCAGATGGTGGTTCCAGCGTCAAAGGCGACAAGTTGACCGCTGACAAAGTTGATTTCAGCGTGATCCGGGTAGGGTGCCCAGCCGATCAGCGCCGTTTGTGCCGCTTCTCGCACGGTTTCCAGTTCGTCGGCTGCTGGGCCTCCGGTGTCTGCGCTGGCGGCGTGCTTCACCATGTACTCGACCACGAAGCGCGCCGTGACTCGTTGCGAGTGTTCGCCTAGCAATCCATCCTGCTCTGCGCTTTCGCCGGTTTGCAGGAGGTAGGCTGCTGGGTATCGCTTCGCCGTGCCGCGCCCGAGGGCGATGATGACGTCACCTATGGTGTCGCCTGCCTGGTCTTCCAGCCTGGCCTTGATGGTGTCGAGTCTCATGTCTGTGTCCTGTATTCGTCCGGGTCGTCGTCGCCCACCACCACGCCGTCGAATCGCCAGAGGTTGAGCCAGGTCTTAAACAGTCCGCGTTGTTGGTCGATGCGTCGCTGCTCGGGTGTTGGCACGTATTGGGTCACGTTGCCGTCCTGGTCTTTGTGCAGGAAATGCGGAACCCATGAGGCGGGGTGCCGGGGGTTGGTGATGCCGAACTGCCTTGCCAGATAGCTCCGCCGCATGGTGATGTATCCGCCGCGCCGGCCCGCTCTGCGCTCCTGGATCGCTTTGCTGATCGCGTAAGTCAGGCAGTTCATGTCTCAAACACCGAAATACTTTGAACCGATTGCGCCGGCCGTAAGCAATGTGACGCCCCAAATCACCTTGCCGAACCAGTCCCAGGCCATCTTGCGCTTCTCGTCGTGGTTGGCCTTTTCTTCCGCTTGCTTCGCGGCTGCCCAGGCGCAATGCCCGCCGTGCGTGTGCCGTTCTTTGATGATGCTTGCCGCCTGATCCAGCAGTCCGCCCTGCGCGCGCAGCGTTGCGATGAATTGGTGATCTTCGTCGTGCATCGCGTTGCTGCCGTTCAGCACCAACTCACGCAGGCCGCGCTCATCGCTCAACACGGCGTCGATCTTGCCGCTGATTTCCAGCAGCAGAAGAAGGATTGCACGCTGCCCTTCGTCGTTCGCTGCGTTGATCGCGTCCACGATGCGTTGCCTGGTTGCATCGTCTTGCGGTCGTGTCCGGTTGTTGCTCATTCGTGGTCCTGTCTGGTTTTAATTCGGCGCGCGATGAACTTGCTCCATGCGCCCACGTTTTCTGCTCGGAAAATATCTAGGTGCCCGTCGCACTTAGGCATCAAGGGGAAATCTCCCGTGTTGAAATTGGTGTGATTGGCGACGTTTCCGGTGTATCCGATGGAACCCATCTCACCCCACGGGTGCCAGGGGAGTAGCTTGGAAAACCATGTCACATGGTCCCCTGGGTTGAAATACACATCGCACCACGGCGCGCGGGTTGTCCTGTCCGGGTCGAGCGCCGGGTTGATGTAGACCACGCCACCGAAATCCGCGCCTTCGGCTGCCGCTTGGTTGGTGATGGCGCAGCCGTTACTGTGCGCGATGATGATGTCGCCTGGCATGGTGAGCGCCCGCAACCGCTTTGCCAGTCTGCCGTTCAGAAAGCGCGCCATGAAGAACCGGATAAAACCGTACTCAAAAACGATGGTGTCCATGCCCTCCGCCCGCATTGCCGGCACCAGTTGCCGCACGTTGCTGTGTCCTTCTTTGCTGCGGATGCCGTGCACTAGGATGATGCGCGCGGTCATGGTTTTGGCTCCGCTGGTGTTTGGAGGATTTGGGTTCCGCATAGCGCGCGCCACCCACTCGCCTTGTCCTGGTCGTTGCCGTATGCGCGCACCCACTCGCCGACTGTGATTGCCCTGCATATCGTCCATTCCGCTGTCTCGCGGACTTCCTGCGCGCCTTGTGCGCCGTGATCCGCGATGCCGGTCTTGACCGCCCTGAACTCGGCGCAGCCTCCAAGCCCCAGCAACACCACGGTCAGAACTGCCAGAACAATGAGGTTGCCTATCACCGAGAGCGCCAACAGCGCCGGCGTTTTCATTTCCTTCATGTCGCCTCCTTGAGCCATTTCTGAACGTCGAACCCTGGGCAGACCTTCGCCACTCCTGGCAGGTCACGGTGTCCGCACACCCCTTTGCGGACGACGAACCCTTTGCGATCCACCACCTTGAGTTCTGGCGGTGCCAAGGGGATTGCGTACTTGCCCGCGATGCCCGACACGCAGGCGCGCAAGGTGGTCCATTGCTCGGGTGTGAACTCGTCGGTGCCTACCATGCAGATGCCGAGGCTGGCGCTGTTCCAGCCGGTCGCGTGCGCGCCCACTTCGTCTTCGTGGCGTCCGGTGAACAGCGCGCCGTTCCTGGCGATCAGGAAGTGATAGCCGATGGATGTCAGGCTGGCGTTCTGCCGTCCGCGCCAGTAGGTTGAGCGGGTGAATGCGCGGGCCTTGTGCCAGGCGTCGATTTCCTGCGCTGGCGTCCTGAATCCCGGCTGCCCCGGCTTGCCGGTGAACAGCGTCCGGTCGTTCGGGCTGGCGCTGCAATGGATGACGATGAGTTTGATGTCACGCATCGGTTGCCGCCTTGATGAGTGATTCGATGTCGGTCATGACTTCGTTTTCCCAGGGTTGAGGTAATGCTCCGCCGCCACCCGGTTGCACTGGCATGAATGGCCTGGCGGGGATGGTTACGGACTTGGCAAAGTGGATCGCGCCGCCTGCGCTCCATGCCAGGCGTGGTGCGTTCTTTGGGGTGTACCCGCAAAGGTTGCTGCCGGTCGGCTTCCCGGCTGTCACGGTTGCGCCAAACTGATGCGTCAGGGCATAGCAGACGTTGGTGCCGACTTGCAGCGTGTTGCCGCTGATCTGCTTGTCGATGCTGTTCCGCATGCGCCCGGTGTCGAGTAGTGCCTGGCCTGATCTTGAGAGCGGGCTTAACGGTGCCCAGGCGGCACCCCAAGGGTCTTCCTGGTCGGTGAAGGTCAGGCTTATTAAATCGATCAGCGTGTCGCCCGCCTGGGTCAACACGGCTTCCGCCGCTGCCGCTGTCGTGATGGCGTCGAGCTTCTTGGTCAGCGCGTCGCTGTTGACGTTCGCCAGGATCACGGCATGGTCCCGAATAGCTCATCGGTGAAGATCGCCGTGCCGGCTTCGACCGCGACGCTTTGTGCGGTGGTCGTGTCTTCCGCGATTGCCACATCCAGCACGTTTCGGCCGGTCGCGTAATCGGTCAGTTCACGCATGGCTGCCGTGAACCGATCCTTCACGATTTCCGGTGCGCCTTCTCCCCATAGGAAGAAGCGCGCGATGTCGCAGGCGATGGGTTCCAGTTCCGCTGGCGTCGTGCTGAACGGCAGGGTGTAGCGGGTCCGCAGCTTGGCGTCGATCCTGGCTGCTGCGTCGCTGATTGCCAGAGCGACCACGGTGCTGTCCATCGCGCCGGCACGGGTCCGGTCGGTTAGCTGGATGATTTCCGTCTCGCCGAACCGATCCACTAGATTGTCTTGCGTGCAGTACGTCATCCCGTTTCCCCAAAAAAAAATAGGCAGGCTGTTTCCAACCCGCCCATGAAAGCCTGTGAGGGCTGGTCGCTAGGAGATCGTTAAATGGTCAGCTTGATGATTGCGCGGGGGCGGGTGCAGATGTTCAGCGGGTTGCTCTGAGCTTCCAGTTCCCAGCCCTTGTCGAACTTGATGGGAGCCGCTTTGGCGTAATAGGGCATGCCCAGCGTGTTGACCGTCTCGACGTAATCGGCGGGGGCGAAATGCGTCTGGAACAGGCCTGCGACGCCGGTTGGCACGGCGTAGGCGTCTGAACCCATATTTGCATCCGTGGTCCCGCGATACCATTCCCAGGTCGCACCGAAGGCGGTGAAGCTGTCGGTCGGATTGCCGCGCAGTTCTGCCGCTTGCGCCTGGTTCAGATAGGTTGCCATGGTGTCTTTGTCTGCCAGCAGGGCAGCCCAAAAGTCATCGCCGCACATCACGCGGACGCCGTTGTATCCGACGCCGAGCAATGCACCTTGAATCATCTTGTAAACATCGAACATCTTGGCGCGGATGCTGCTGCTGTTGGTTACATGCAGGCCGATTGCTTTGGTCTGCTGTGCCACGCCGAACTCGGTAAACAGCGAGACATCGGTGCCGTTCGCGTCCACGAAGGTGCCTTTGACTGCCTTCACACGGTGCGTTTCCATCGTGTAGTCAATGGAGTTGCGCATGTTCTGCAACTTCTCGTCACGGCGGGTGGTGATGGCTTCCGCCTGGCTGTCGCTGCCGAAGGCGCGGACGTTCTGCACTTCGTCGGCATTGACCGCATCGCTGACGGGAATGTGCGGCACGCGGAAAGTGCGGACACGGCGAGCGGATTCGCCCATCGTGTTGTTGATGCCGCCGCGCGGCTTGACGCCCAGCAAGGAAAGGACGCCATCGCGTTCTTCCAGGGCTGCGTCGAGCGTGGCGATTCGTTTTTCCTCGAACCAGCCGGTTGCACTGATGCCCTTCGGAGAATAGGGGAGGTTGTTGATTGCGCCGGTCAGCGTCTTGAGGGTGAATGCGTTCGCGTTCATGTGTTCTGCCCCTTATCGAGCGATGATGTTTTTGGCTGCCAGGGCGGTGTAGGCAGTCGTTTTGTGACCTTCGGTCGTGACCGCCGCGCCCCACTTGAGCATGTTGATCTGCACTTCGGCCAAGCGAGTAACGGCGACACATTTCTGGTCTGCGCTGGTGGCGTCCACGTTTTCGGTCAGCACGCCATAAGCGTTCTGGCTGCCGTCCGATGCACCGGGGGTGTATGCCTTGAGCTTCAAGCCCGAGGTGATTTGGCCGAGTACGGTGCCGGCTTCGAGGTTGTTGCCGCTGGCGACGATTCCGTCGTCATAGCTGATTTGCCCGAGGTCACCGAGCAGGAAGTTTTTGGCGCGTGCGCCTAGGGTTTCGGTCGGCATTTAAGCGATCCTCCGGGCTGCAAAAATCTTGTTGGCATCGAGTTCAGGCTCTTTTTCCTGGTTCGACGGGCTGGTTCCTTCGGTTGCGTGTGCACTAAACAGGTGGTCCGGTGCGGTCGGCTTGATGGCGCGCATATCGGCCGCGACGGAGGCAAACAGGGCATCCGGCATGTCGATGTAGGGCTTCGCGGCTGCTTCGGTGTACTCGCGCCCGACTGCGCTGAACAACGCCTTCACGGCTGATGCTCTGGCTTCCTGCTGGATGCTGGCGAGTTGCGTTTCTGCTGCCGTCGCTCGATCTTCCGCCGCGCTGGTCGCGTCCTGGGACGCTTTCAGGCCGGCTTCCAGCGATGCGACCTTGGCGATAAGTTCTTCCAGGTTCATGGCGTTGTCCTTCTTGGTTGGAGGGGGTGTTTCTGCCGCGCTTGCCGAGAAGGCGATTGCGTCGGTGTTCTTATCCACGCCGGTCGGGGTGAAGCTGA